ATGAAAAAGGTATTAGTAACATTGGTATTAGTAATGACTTTAGGCGTGTCTGTTTCTTTTGCTCAAGCGGCTCCGGTAGAGGTTCCGGTAGTGGAAAAGCCTCAACAATCTAAGAAATTGGTTTTTTCAGAAATCTATATGAATGATTTGCCGGAAGCTGTGATGGACAGGCTTGCACTGGAAGGTGCTATGATAAAGCAGGCTTTTATGACCTATGGCATTGATGGAAGCCGTATTTATAAAATTAATGTGTTAACAAGTGATGCTCATGAACAGACATTGTTCTTAGGTGAAGATGGTAAAATTTTGAAATAGTTAGTATATTTATAATAGTGCTTTTACATGAATTCCCGGCTTGTGATAAGTCGGGATTTTTTTTAGTTAAATTGTTTCTTGACGATATTCGAAAAATAATTAAGAAATCTCTTGTACATAATAATTGTAGATTTTATCTTTGCCACTCGAATTTAAAAAAGATGATACCATGGAAACTTATGATATATATTTTAAAGAAGGTACTGATTTTGCTAATAAAGGATTTTCATTGAAGGATAAGGCTAAGGCTATTAGAATGGCTGAAGATATGTTGGCTGAACGCAAAGGATACGTGAAGGATTTTGTTGGAGGAACTATTTCCGTAATGTGTAAAGAAACGAAAGAGGAAGTTTGGTCCAAGCCGATAGAGGAGGTTTAAGACAACTTTTACACCTCTTTTTGCCTAGTCAATCACAGAGTTGTCAAATACAACCCTTGATTATATTTATGGTGAGTTCGTTATTGGCGGACATAAATATTTCTTTCTCTTCTAGGAATTTCCGGTATATTTCTCCCTTCATGCTTTTTGCCGGGCTGATATGGATAATGTCAGGTTTCATCCGATTGAGCGATGATTCTTTTTTATAAGATGCTTCAGTATAATTTTTCTTTCCATTCTGTACATTTTTGACATATAGTTGTTATTCATTAGCTGAATACATCGTAAACTCACCAATGAAGTCTTCTGTATAAACAGAGGTTAGTTACATAAATTTATAGTGATTTTTTGTCTATAATATATTTGCCATTGAAGTCTTGTTAGATTCCTTTGGTTCTTCTCTGTTTCCGGTGATTGAGTAGCAGATCCATTGAATGTTTTTCCCTTTGTCCTTTGTGTAATATGGAAAACATAAAAGGAAAAAGAATTTATGTTGTTTGAACAATTAAGTTAGAACGTGTGTTTATGTAACTATTGTGATTATTGTTGTGCCGATGGTGTACAGGCATTGATACAACAATGATTTTTCATAAAAACTTTAAATTTATAAATTTAGGTAGCCCTGACTTGTGATAAGTCGGGGCTATTTGCTTATTATGTGCTATTAAACTTGGTCAACTATTGGTTAACAATTTTACGCAACAGTAACTCTTTGATGCAAAAGTGATAAATAAAATTTTTTGTTCACATGAAAAAAACTTTCTCAAAAGCTTTGTAGTATTGATTTTCTATGTATCTTTGCATCGTTATTATTTCGCGGGGTATTAGCTCATCTGGCTAATTTTTTCTACTTCTTAATCTGCTGTTTGTCACCTATTTATATTTTTCGTTTTCGTTTGATGTTGAAACAATGTTGAAACAAAGGAGATTTTCATGTTAAAGCCGGGAAATGATGCCCGGCTTATATTGTTGGTTTGGAACCGCCACTTATTTTGGTTATAGCGTCATACTCTGTGTTTTTTCTTTGTTTCTCATCCTCGTCTTTGAGATACTTGTTCCTTATATCTTTGATGTCGTTTGTCATTCCCCATACTTTGAAGAAGAGGATAATTTGCAGTACTCCGAATATTAGGAGTATAATGGTTAGAAAGTCAATCATAATCTTAAATATTTAGTTTGTTCTTTAATTCGTTGAAAATGTCGGGATTTTCCATATCCAACCATGTGTATCTTTTATAACTATTCCGATCAAAAGATTGCTTCTTTTCATATACAAATAGATAATATTTGTCACACAGGACAATAACAGATGACTCCAACAATTGAGCATATGATTTAGCTTGTATGAAAGCATCTTCTATCGCTTGATTATTTTTCATGTGCAACTTTGCTTCTATCAAAACTTTTGCCTTTTCTTCATTTGGCTTGTTGTCATAATGCAAAGCGTAATCCGGAAATATCCGATGCCCTCTACCCGCTTTTATTCCTAATTCACGAATGAAATCTTTATTCTCATACCAGTCCATAGAATTAAGTAGTCGTTCTAAAAGCAGCTTCTCTACATCTTTTTCTTTTCTAATATCAAGATTTTTAGGCAATGTAGGTGCATACAACTTCGGAAGAATATTAATATCAAATCCTTTTGCCTTTATCATTCGCAGGAGTTCTGAATAATCCTCGCTACTCATTGACCATCCGTTCACTCCTTGAAAGTTCTTTCTTATGAGCGGGTGGCTGGAGAAGTATTCATCTTCCCGAAGCTCTTTTAATGTGATGTGAGGAATGGCTATTCTGTTACTTATATAAGTGTTGCTGTAATAATGCGTAAACGGATCAATCACCCCATCTACTTGCGCTATCCACAAACAAGTAATTGCGCTTATAGGTGATGTCTCGTAATGAACAAGAATATCTCCTTTCTTAGTTTCTTGATTGGTTTGCCAAAAGCCGGTAGTCCAATGTTCACCATATCCTCTTATTAATCCACCAATGAACCATGCTTGTGATGGTTGTGGAATTTCACTCTTTTCCTCCGTGCTTAGAAGATTTGGTACATAATCATACATGAAAGCACTCAATTCATCGGGTGTCAAGTTGTTTTCCGTTCTGAACTGATATAGTGCCTTGCATAGTTCCCAGTAATACATACACCGTGCCTTATAGTCCGGCTTCTTGGGAGTAGGTGGAAGTTCTATATCGAAATGGTCGGATAACTTTTTCAATTCATGAAACTTATCAATGTACAAATATGGAAAGAAATAGTCAGCAAGCAAGTAGTTTAACTCCATTGATAAGAATGGAATATAATCAAGCATCCGATCGAAATCGCCTATTTTCAATACTTCTTCATCTTCTATCCGTAATCCTGTAGAGATAATTTCTTTGTATATTCCCTCGGCTTCATCAAGTGACGGATATTCTATACCTTCAAAATCGGAAACTTTATAGCACCAAAAATCTTCCAGTATTTCGCATATAATTTCTTTGTTGAAATTGTCTTTGATACTTGGGTTATAGCGTTCTAAAAGCTGCTCCTCGTCTATCCATTCCTTTCTGTCTGAAAAACTGGATATGACAGCTTTCCCTTCCGGAGAGTTTTTATATAGGTTCCAAAGGTATTGGTTGAATTTCATAGTATTATTATTGTAACTACATTTGCGTTCTCGCTAATTTACCTACAACCTTGTATAAATGAATTACATCATTATCTATGTCAATTTCCATATCGGGATATTTTCTTTTCCCATCTGGATTAGCTATATTGTTGTAGGAAGACAATATTGTTTTTTTTCGCTCATAGTCGATATGAATCATTTTAAGAAGTCTGTCTTCTTTTGTTATAATCACATACGGCTGTCCATTGTCTATGTTTCGTTTGTCTTTTATTTCACGGACAAAGATTGTATCTCCCGACATATACATATCGTACATAGAATCACCATATACGGTTATTCCATAGCATCCAGTAAATTCTGGTATATTCACATATCCAATAACCTTGTTTTCATTTCCGTCAAATCCAATTCCATGTCCTGCGCATACACGTATATCAAGTATTTTAATATCTTTATTCGTGGTTGGAGTTTCAGTGATTGACGAATTGGTATTAATTGTCATGTTGCCAATTCCAGTTATTAACCAATTTATATTAAGGTCAGGGCAAGCAGACGCTATCTTTTCTATTGAATCTGCATTAAAGCCCGTTTTTTTGGCAATGGCTCCACGAGATAAACCCGCTGATTCTTCAAAAGCGGTTTGCCCAATCCCTTTGATTTTTAAATATTCAACAAATCTTTCTTTTGTGCTCATCTTTTTTGGATTTTACTGTTATCTTTCAGTATATTTGTGTCGGAATCAAGTTGCGGATGATTTCAACTAATTTGTTTAACTATTCCCGTAAGGGACTATATAGGCGACTTAACTTCAAACCGCAACTTTGGAGTTGGTCGCTTTACTTAATAATATGATAAATTCCATTATCGTCAAAAACATAATTTCTCTTTATATAGAGGGGATAAAGATAGCTATTACCCCTACTATCGATTATTATAATAAACGTATATCTGAAAGAGATAAAGAAGTTGATTTGCTATACAAAGAACTTATTAATCAATAGAGTTTGTTTTTTCGTATATATCAAAAGCATTCTCTGTTATTGTGGAAAATTCCTTTATTCTCTGTTTTAGTTCGTTATACTTATTCTTTTCAGTTTTCATTAAATCCATTTTTGTTAATAAACTCCATAGGTTTGGAATCTTAGAAATAATTCTGTCTGCTATTTCTTTGTCTTTTAACTGAATAGCTATGTCCATCATAATATCAAGTGTGGACATTATATAATTTATATCACCATTCCTCAAAGCGCCTTCGTGTAAACCGTATAGTGTGTTCAATTGAGATTTAAGCAAAGTGTTTTTCGCAAGTAAAACCATTTCAGCAGAGGATTTTAAAACCTCTTTTCTTAAAGAATCTTTAATATAGATAGCGCTGTATATTTGCCATCCCAGTAAAATTGTTACCAGTAAAGACAATACGCCTATTATTATTCCTTGATAATCAAATCCTAATTCGGGTATATGAGGGCACGAAATGCATATTGCGATAATACTTATTACTATCGCAATAACACTTAATCCAAGTGCTATCCACGCTATCCAATTTCTATTTCTGTCTTCTTTCTTCATATTATAATAAGGTATAACCTGCTTTTATAGTTAAATAATGTTGTTTTACTACCGTTTTTCAGTATTAGATTCTTTTTACTGAAAAATAGTAGTATCTTTGCATTATCAAATTAAACTGATACAAAGAAACGAAGATTAATTCAGATTTCAAATAGTATAAACATATTAAAATACACGATTATGAGAACAAGAGAATTTTTACACGAAGTAATGAGCCTTGCTTGGCAGTTCGTTAAGCGTAATGGCTACACCATGAGCGAAGCAATGAAGGTCGCTTGGGCTAATTTGAAACTGAAAGGTGAGATGAAGAAGAAGATAGTGAAGTTCTACTTCAAAAAAGTGGACGGTTCTGTTCGTGAGGCATACGGTACACTAAATGAAAAGCTGATGCCTGCCATCACTGGTACTGATAATAGAAAGAAGAATGATACCGTCCAGACTTACTATGATACTGAACGCCAAGAATTCAGATGCTTCAAAAAAGCTAATCTGATGTCAATCGCATAAAAGATATGGATATGAATGCTTACACGATTAACCAGCAGTTGGATGGCCTCTATAAAGATTTAGAGGCAGCCCATAACAACGATGAAAGGACTGTTTGCCTGATGTTCAATGCTGATAGCAAAAAAGAAGTTATCCAGTTGATAACGGATGAGATAGACAGTTTGGAAGATGCCTTAAAAGGTTTTGAAACTTGTGAAGATGATGGCATGGATTACGATGCTCTATGCCGGGTACAAGGTATCAGCCGATACGCATAATACACGATTATGCAACGCACGACAGCCCTACGGACGGATTGAACGGCAACCGATAGCGAGAATCGGGTAGGGTACTATTGATTAGTTCTTTGAAATTCTGTAAAAGCAATTACGGTGTAAGTCATAAGCCGTTTTTGCCAACCAAAGATAACGAACGCACATAAGCAAGTTGGGGCTTGTGAGCTGTGCAATGTTTAACAATTAATAGAAAACACCGCAAAGAATCGTCTTTGAGCAGTGAGCATACGGGTTAGGCGTCCGTACTGTTTTCGACAATATAGCCTGTACTGAACTGAAATAAGGTTCTGCTATTCGATTAGGGTACAGGTACTTATTTAAATTTATACGATTATGAAAACAATCCAATTCGTTTTATCTATATTGGTTAGTATATGTGCTGTCGGTATGCTTTACGGGGCTATTACTACTTACAGTCCTATGAAAATATTCTCTATCACTATAATGAGTGTTATATGTGTAGGGTGTGTGTCGCTCATGAGGATAACTTATAGAGAACTTAAACAGACCGCTAAAAGGTAGTCCTATAATCCGGCACAAGGCGCATGGGTATAAGTGCACAATAGCCATGCAAACCAGCCGGGCGGTAATCATCCGAAAGTAGCATTATTGGAATGTATGTGGTATTTAATAATAATCATATTCTTTATATATATAGGTCTCATTACCCCACAAGAAGCAGGTTCGATTCCTGCCTTTCGGACTACACTTTAAATTATACGATTATGACAGTGGAAGAATTAAGAGGCATGACGCAAGAAGATTTAGTAAGGCGTGTGCAAGAACTGGAAGAGGCTAACGAGAAATTAGCTGAAGAAAAAAAAGCATGGTATAAATCTTGGAGTGATTTGCAACAGAAGTTTGAACATTTCAAGAATGCGGTTAAAAGCATTGTTCTGATAATAGATTAGATATTCGTGTTTTATTTTTTTGTTTGTACTGGGTGTGCCGTCCGTGAGGATAGTGCACCTTTTTTTAAAAAAAAGGATGGTTAGCTTATCGGTTAGAGCTTCGTGTTGCGCAACCAATTGGCATGATTGAGAGGGGGTCGATTCCCTTACCATCCACGAATCATTAATTAAATTTTATTTTTATGGCAAAAGAACTGAAAGAAAGGACAGAAATCAAGAAAAAGCTGAAAAAGAAGAATGACAGAATCAGCTTTGACTTTAGCGACAAACTTGCCGGACAGCTTCGCAGGTGTACCGCTGATCTTAACAGGCTGGCAAGGATTGATCGGATAATAGACAAGGAGCAAACTTTGTATTCGGTGGACACTAACAGGGAAGCCGGATATATTGAGGTTATTCGCAATTATTAATCAGCTGACTTACACGATTATGAAGAGAGTTTTTAATGAACTTACACCTGAATGCGAGATTACGGCACGAATGTATGCACAAGGGTATGAGAAAAAAGAAATTGCAAACCTCAAATGCCGAGCGGTCAGCACGATAAACAACCAACTGCAAAGAGCTTTTGAGATTTTGAACGTAAGGAACGGCAGAGAACTGGCAACCATGCTATATGAGAGAATAGCTGGTATGAAGTTCACGATGGACTTTTCACCTACTATTAGGTCGGCTGTTGCTTTCTGCCTGTTGTGCATCTTTTCTTTTTCGCTCTATCACGAACAGGGTGATATGAGAAGGGGACGAAGAACGAGAGTTGAACGAATTGAAAGAACTGGACGGTATGGAGGTAAGACTTGAATTATTTGAATTTAAAAATATCTGCATGGACATGGCGGAGCTTGGTGCAGCTGCCAGTGAGAAGAAACGGTCTCCTGTATCTGATGAAATCAAGCAAAGAGAAGCGTTCAGATGGTTAAAGACACTTGGGTATGAACCTAACTTTTTGGAAAAGTTAGAGAAAGAAGGATTGGTGCATAAGAAAAGAAAAGGCTCATCCAGAAATTCTCCTATCATATATTCCAAGTTCGAGATACAATCCGCTATTAATGCTTTTAAAATGAGTAAATATCTGAACAAATAACCCTATAAAATTTACGATTATGTCACTGATTAAGAAAAGTAATGAATTAGTTATCCCGACCACCGTGAAGATGATGATTTACGGTCAAGCCGGAATGGGAAAGAGTACGGTAGCATTGAGCGCACCGAAACCGCTGCTGTTGGACTTCGATAACGGCGTGAAGCGCATGAACATGGCGCACTTGGAGAATATAGACACGGTACAGGTCACTTCATGGAGCGATGTTCAGCAAGTTCTTCAAGAGGACTTGTCCGCTTATCAGACCATTGTAGTAGATACCATCGGCAAGATGATGGACTTCATCATTACTCACAAGTGTGGAACCCGCCAGCCGTCCATCCGTGATTGGAGCGGTATCAATGCCGAATTTTCATGGATGACACGAACACTTTCGGGGCTTAACAAGCACATCATTTTCGTTGCCCATCGCGACACAAGAAAAGAAGGTGATGATACGGTGTTTATCCCTGCCTTGCGTGAAAAATCCTACAACTCTATCGTTACCGAACTGGATTTGCTCGGTTATCTTGAAATGAAAAGCGAAAGAGGCGTCCAAAGACGTACCATCACTTTTGACCCAACTTCAAGAAATGACGGTAAGAATACTTGCAATCTTCCTTCAGTAATGGAGGTTCCTACCATCCTTGACAAGAATGGTAATCCAACCGCAAAGAACGACTTTATCACTGCCAAGATAATCAATTCGTATTTGGGTATGCTTGCAGCCAAGAAAGAAGCACAGGAAAAGTATGATAAGGTGATAGAGGAAATCAAAGAAAGTATCGAATTTATAACTGATGCCAAGTCCGCTAATGAGTTCGCCTCTCATATTAATGAGTTTGAACACGTTGGTAGTTCTTTGGTGATGGCGAGAAGTTTGTTTGCTGCAAAGGTAAAGGCTTTGGGACTGATATTCAATAAGGAAACTAAAATCTACTCAGATGCAGCCTAATTATCGTATATATGCAACATTATTGGATTCTTACTTCAATTACCTTAATAGCGATGTCATATATGAGCGTTATTATGGGTGGAGTGAGAATCCACCATGTACGGAAGACGAGTTTCGGCAGAAGCAGTTTCAAGAACTGATAGACCGTATTAACCGCAAACCGTTTGATAGTGAAGCGGCAGACAAGGGAACAGCCTTTAATGAGGTTATTGACTGTATGATTGAAAATCGGAAATCCGAAACTGTGCAGGTTGAAAAGGTATATAAGGTAATACGCGAAGGAGCTTGTGATGAAACAGGTAAACCTTTGTATTACGATGAGGTTCAGACCAACGAGGTTATAGGTTTGAAAGCTACCTATAATAATCGTGTTTTTACTTTCCCAATCTCACTTTGCCGAGAGTTTTCCGGTTACTTCAAAGGAGCATTAACCCAACAAAGAGTAGAAGCGATTCTTCCAACCGCATACGGCAATGTTTTGGTTTATGGAGTAATTGACGAGCTGATGCCGGCCAGTGTCCACGACATCAAAACAACCGGAAGCTATACCGTAGGGAAGTTCAAAGACCACCACCAACATTTGGTTTATCCATACGCTTTGATGAAGAACGGTTCGGATGTGCGGACATTTGAGTACAACATTGTAGAGTTCAATAAAGGCGGTTTTGTGGTAGATACCTATACAGAAACATACGTTTTCAATCCAGAACGTGATATTCCTATTCTCACTAATCATTGTGAGGAATTTATCCGGTTTTTGGAAGAAAACAGAGAACTTATAACCGATAAAAAGATTTTTGGAGGAGAAAATTAATGGCAAACCAAATAACCGGACGGATAATCGAAATCGGACAAACCGTTCAAATACCATCCAAAAACGGTGGTTCCTCATTTACAAAACGGGAGTTTATTTTAGATGCTACCACTTACGACCCTTATACGGGAGAGCGTAGCGAGTATGAGAACATTATTCCCTTAGAGTTTTCGGGTGACAAGTGTACAGAACTTGACCGCTTTAATCAGGGTGATGTTGTTACTGTATCATTTGTCTTACAAGGGCGTTCTTGGACGAATCAAGACGGAGAATTCAAACGTATGGTATCCATTCGATGCTATAAAATAGATGCGCGTGGTGGTGTATCGCAACAAACAACATCGGTACAACAGCCAGCGCCACAACCGACCTATCAGCAACAGCCGCAGAACTTTCCGCCTCCGGTTGATGCTAATGGCAATGTAAAGGACGATTTGCCTTTTTAGCGTATGCTGTTCGACTTGAAGAATGATATGGAAGAGAAATGATATTTAATTTATCAAATCATTATGAAATACCCAAGTTCAAGGAGTATGTAAACAAGCTGTTTAGTGAACGTGCGGTGGTGGAAGTGAAAAAGAAACTACCTAACCGCACGCTTGCCCAAAACAGCTACTTGCATCTTCTTTTAGGGTATTTCGGTAGTGAGTACGGTTGCAGTCTCGACGAAGCAAAAATTGATTTTTATAAGAGGACTTGCAACCGTGATTTGTTTGAGAGAAAGACGGTCAACAAGAAAGGCAATGAAGTAACCTATTTGCGCAGTTCTGCCGAGCTGACAACAGGTGAAATGACTTTGAGTATTGACCGTTTTCGTAACTGGAGTGCATCAGTGGCAGGTATCTATCTGCCGGCTGCAAATGAACATCAAATGCTGATATACGCCCAGCAGGAAATACAAAGAAATCAAGAATTTATATGAAAAAGTACAGATTAAAAAAAGAGGCAGTCCCCTTCTTTGTAGATAAGCTGGCAACTGCTATTTACGATTGGGACGTATGGCAAAAGTACAACGTAGATGATAAAGCCCTTGAGGAAGTAGAAGATGCACGAATTGAGTACGGAATAAAAACGAGTGAATCCGGGGCTACTTTAGGTGGATGGGATAAAAACGGAATGACGCTATGTTTTACTCTCGTATTCCCATCAATGAAGTATCACGAACATGATGTCTTTAGTAAGGGTAAAATGGTGCGCGAGTTGATGAATCGCCTTCAAAGGGAAACTAACAGTTTTGTAACTGAATTTTACAATGAATAATTTATAAATCATATCGTTTATGGACAAATTTTTAGGACAAGAAATCTTTGAACAGGAACGTTGGCAGTTCCTTCAGGATAATGCCGATGCAGTAGAGAAAATCGGTTATACCCACCGATTCACACCCGAAGAATTGGCGCAAAAGAAAGAAACATTAGCCGAGGTATCAATTACAATCAATGATATTGAGATTGAAAAGAAAGAGGCTATGGAAGAGTTCAAAGAACGCCTGAAACCTTTGAATGAAGAAAAGCAAGAACTCTTGGACCATATCAAGAGAGGTTCAGAGTTTGTAGAAAATGAAGAATGCGCCAAAATCCTTTACCATGAGGAAAAGATGGCAGGATTCTATAACAAGTTGGGTGAGCTGGTTTATAGCCGCCCGATTATGCCGCAAGAAATGCAGAAGACAGTATTCAGTATTAACCGTAAAACAGGAACAGAATCATGAGCGAAAACAAAATTAACTTGGTTGTGCCGAAAGACTATAACGGCAAACCTATCGAAGTAGTATTGCGTGAAGGTGAAGCACCCGTAGCACTTGACCCGAAAGAACAGGAAAGAGTAGTTATCAATGGAACGATAGATGCACCTCTCAGATGGTTGGAGAAACGTGTCGAACTGATTAACCAGAAAGCGACCAATATCATTGTAAATCGTGATAAGATGGGGTTAGCATTAACTATTGATGAAACCAACTACTATCAGACTGAAATCAACGGTATTTTGCAGCCTTCAAAAGAAATGCAGGAGTTTGGTATCAACGTTGAAAAGAAATGGGAGCCCATCAAGTTATCTAAGTTCATCAAAATGCACCGTGCTTTCTTTACTGACAAGTCACAGAATATGATGCTTGTATCTACTTTGAAGAATTTCAAAGCAAAGGTAAACCAAGACATTGAGCGCAGCAAGGAGGAAAACGGCAGCAAAGTTGACAACTACTCGCAGGTGGTTGATTCCAATTTGCCGAAATCATTCAAACTGAACATCCCTCTTTTCAAAGGCTTTGCCTGTGAAGAAATCGAAGTTGAGATTTACGCTGATGTAGACGGTAGAGATGTTTCCCTTTCTCTTGTGTCGGCTGGCGCAAATGAAGCAATTGAGGAATACAAGAATAAAGTCATTGATGTACAGTTGGATGCCATCAGACAGATTGCACCAGACATTGTAATCGTTGAGGTGTAACTTTGTTAACCTGCCTGTCCGGTCTGTGAAGATGGGGCGGGCGAAAATGGGGGTGCGCAGTGGAGTGCTTTTGACTTTCGAGAGGTGCACATGGTAGAAAGTACGGTACGTGAGATATAAGGAGGTAATTAACCTTAGAAGTAGCGCAAAAGGATATAGTCCTTAATTGGGTGTTCGAATCGCTCCATCTCCACATAAATGGCATGGGTTAGTAAATAATGGTTGTGCCCCGGAGAATACGCTTCGGGGCTTTTAATTGTAACGTATGGAAAGTTGGCAAGAAGTGACAGATTTAAAAACGAGTATTGTACGGCACTTCCAAGAAGAGGTTGGTGCTTCGTATGACTTTAGAGATATTATAGACAATCTGGATGACGATGAGGTTCTGGATTCTATCATAAGTTGGGCGAAAAATAACGGAGTAAGAATTTTTAATGACAAGATATGCCATACTACATAAAACGAACAAAGGCCAAGAAGAAAGACAAGCCTTTACCTCTGTTTGATAAAGCAGGGATAGCAGTAAAGAAGAAGCCGGATTTGAAAGCTAAGCTCGACAAGGAGTTTTCCCTTTTTATCCGGCTTCGTGATGCAATGCCAAACGGGTATTTTAGATGTATCTCGTGCGGACAGATAAAGCCGTTTACACAAGCAGACTGCGGGCACTATTTCAGTCGTACACATTTGGCAACACGGTTTGATGAGAATAATTGCCATGCCGAATGCCGGCACTGCAACAGGTTCAAAGCCGACCATTTGGAAGGCTATCGGGTGAATCTAATTGCTAAAATCGGTCAACAGAAATTTGACTTGCTGAAAGTGAAAGCTGCCGGCACTTCCAAAATGACTGATTTTGAGTACGAACAGCTAATCAAGTATTACAAAACACTTAATAAAAAGTTACGAAAGGAGAAAGGGCTATGAGTTATGTATTACGAGATTACCAACAGAAAGCCTCTGATGCTGCCGTTTCTTTCTTCAATAACAAGGCGAAGAAAACAAATGCTATTATGGTGTTACCTACGGGCAGCGGAAAGTCGCTTATCATAGCGGATATAGCTGCAAGGCTTGACGGTCATACCTTGGTGTTCCAGCCCTCGAAGGAAATACTCGAACAGAATTTCAAGAAACTCTGTTCATACGGTATTCTTGATTGCAGTATCTATTCAGCATCCTTTAACTCAAAGGAGATAAGCCGGATAACATTTGCCACCATCGGCAGTGTGAAGAATCATCCCGAACTGTTTACCCACTTCAAGAACATCATTGTGGATGAATGTCATCTTGTAAACCCCAAAGAGGGAATGTACAAGGATTTTTTTGATGCAGTGAAGTGTAAGGTTCTTGGGCTGACAGCAACGCCATACCGTTTAAGCTCCAGTCGTGATTTCGGCTCCATGCTGAAATTTATCACTCGGACAAAACCTCATGTCTTTTCAGAGGTCATTTATCATGTACAGGTATCAACCCTATTAGATATGGGCTACTTGGCGAAGTTGGATTACTATTCAATGAATCCTTCAGGGTGGAATGAACTTAACTTGAAAGTAAATACTACTGGTGCCGACTATACGGATAGGTCAGTTCAAAAAGAATATGAACGGATAGACTTCTACGGTTATCTCGTTCATATCGTCCAAAGGCTGATGAATCCCAAAGCCGGAGGAAAACGGAAGGGTATTTTGGTCTTTACCCGTTTTTTGAAAGAAGCGGAACGGTTAACGATGTCAATACCCGGTTGCGCTATCGTTTCAGGTGATACTCCTAAGAAAGAACGTGAACATATTCTTGAGGCGTTCAAAGCTGGTGAAATTCCAGTAGTAGCTAATGTGGGTGTACTTACGACTGGCTTTGACTATCCGGAACTTGATACGGTCGTTATGGCACGTCCTACAATGTCACTTGCCATGTGGTATCAGATAGTCGGTCGTGCCATCCGCCCGCATCCTTCTAAAGAATGTGGATGGATTGTGGATTTATGCGGTAACATCAAACGTTTCGGAGAGGTGTCGGATTTACGATTGTTTGATAGCGGTAATGGTAAGTGGGCTGTATTTTCTAACGGAAGGCAATTAACTAACGTGAGATTCTAAGACTATGGACGAAGGATTTTTGAGGCTAAGCCGCAGGTTTTTCTCGAATGAAATGTGGAATGAAGCCCGTACTTTTAGCAGTTGCGAAGCGTGGTTAGACTTAATTCAGTCTGCACGATTTGAGGCAACGCCCCGAAAGGAGAGTATCGGAGGTCGAGAAATCTCTTATTCAAGAGGTCAATATCCTGCATCCATAAGATTTCTGTCACAGCGTTGGAAATGGTCTGAAAAGAAGGTGCGTTCCTTTCTTGTGCATCTTAGAAAGAAAGGTATGATAACTGTTGAGTGCAATCAAGGAATGAACCTTATAACCTTATGTAAATATGAAGAATATAATCCAATGGGCACAACCAAGGGCACAAGTAAGGACACAGGTATTGAAAAGGAAATCAATGAATTAAGACACGAATGGGCACAACTAAGGGCACAACTTGGGGCACAGCCCATGAACAGCAATCTACCGCAATCCGAACTTTTACAAAAATCAGGGCACACAGAGGGCACAAATACAAAGAAAGAAGAAAGAGAGTATATAGATATATCTCTACATCAAAAGAAAGAAAATACTCCTGACGGAGTATCAAAGAAAGCCAAGCTTTCTTCGCCCTCCCCCTCTGAAAAGATTGATTACAGCGGATTGATGGAATACTATAATACCACATTCAAAGACAGACTCCAGCAGATAAGATCAATGACTGATGTGAGAAAAAAGGCTGTAAAAGCCCGGATAGCCCAATATGGGAAAGAGTCAGTGAGGAGTGTTTTCAATCTCATTCTTCAATCCCCGTTCTTACTTGGAGCTAATGACCGCAATTGGAAATGCGACTTTGATTGGATTTTCAAACAAGCAAACTTTACTAAAATATTGGAAGGAAACTATAATGGGACAAGACTTAGTAAAAATCAACAGGATAGCGAGCAGCGAAAACGTGATTCAGTTCTTGCAGTCGCTACAACCGTTAGAGAAGCTGCCGCAAAAAAGAGAAAGGAACTTGAAGCAGAGGGCGTTATTGAATAAATATCCCGATCCTGCACAATTCATTCTTGATTACAACCCTGATTTGCAGTTCAAACTTGTCAGATGTAATGCAACCCATTCAGAACTGGCGTTGAATGACAGCATTCCGAGTTTAGGGCTATTGTCTTCTACTTATGGGGATGAAACACCGATAGAATGGCTAAAGATACAATTTGGCTCATTGAATGACTTTGCAGAAGTTTCAACCAAGATAGCGAAAGAGCAACTTTCTGAACTATCGGAGATATTCCTTTCGGAGTATTATTATATAAATGCCGCTGAAATCTGTTTTTTCATAGCACGGTTTAAGTCAGGGAAGTATGGGCGGTTCTACGGTTCAATAGATCCATTGAAAATAACAAGTGCGATGCTGGACTACGTTTCTGAACGTCGGAAAGATATTGAACGGAAAGAGCGTGAACGATACAGAAACCAACGTGAAAAAGAGATAGAGGAGCGTGGAGATAACAGAATCTCTTATGCTGAGTACATTGAAATCAAGCACCGTGCTGATGCAGGAGATGAGGAAGCTAGAAAAATGCTGATATCACCATGAGAATAACCGTTTACTGGGTAACAAGAAATCCGGATGTTATCGTAAGAATCCGGAAAAAGTTCAATATCCCAAGTTATACTTCCGTGAACTACGAAACAGAATGTGAAATCAAGAATGAAGACTTTCCACTGTTAGAAGAAACAGAACGAAGGGGATTCATTCGAATTAGAAATAAGAATACACGATTATGCAAGGAACAGACAAACTGAATACGATAACCAACATCGTATTTGTCCTCACGGACGTTTTAGAAACCAACCTTCTAGAAATGCAGCAGCAATACAAGAAGGAAGGCTTTGAATTGCGGCACGATTCAAAAAGAAACTTCAACACAGCCATAGCCGCGATAAAGAGATTGAAAAGTGATGTGAATCATTGCAGCGAATCCACTCAGGAAAACTTCGGCAATGATTCTGACATGGTGAACGCCATGTTGCTCACACTGATTGATAGGTGCGGTGATGATGACAACCTCGCTTATAAGATGTACGAATACATTAAATCTTTCCCGTCCAAACTGAATCTGGACTTGGATTTGGATAATGCGTTCAGCCACCTGTTTAAAAAGGAGAAGTTATGAAATCGCAGAAAAATATCTTAAAATCCATTGAAGGTCTGTCCGATATAGAACTATTTGTTATTGATCTCTTTTGTGGCGCCGGTGGCTTATCCGAAGGTGTGGAAGAAGCACGATTGGATGGAAATAGATGTGGAAAGGTTGTTTGCTGTGTGAACCATGACAAGAATGCCATCCTTTCACATGATGCCAATATCCCTGATGCACTTCACTTTATTGAGGATATCCGTACACTGGAACTTTCCCCGATAAGCACTATTGTAGAACGTATCCGCCAGCTATACCCTGATGCCATGATAATGCTTCATGCCTCTTTGGAGTGTACTAACTTCTCGAAAGCCAAAGGCGGTCAGCCGAGAGATGCCGACAGCCGAACGTTGGCAGAACATCTCTTCCGTTATATTGATGTTATAGACCCTGACTACATTCAGATTGAAAATGTAGAAGAGTTTATGTCATGGGGAGATATGGATGAGAATGGGAAACCTATCAGCATGGACAAAGGCCGGCTTTATCAAAAGTGGGTGCGCAATGTCAAGAAGTACGGTTACAACTTTGAGCACCGCATCTTAAATGCTGCCGACTTCGGTGCCTACACCACAAGAAAACGCTTCTTCGGCATCTTTGCTAAAAAGAACTTGCCGATAGTATTCCCAGAACCGACCCACTGTAAAGGTGGTAGGCAAGATATGTTCTCGCGGCTGGAGAAGTGGAAGCCGGTAAAAGATGTGCTTGATTTCTCTGATGAAGGAACTACCATCTTCAGGGAAAAGCCTCTTGCAGAGAAAACGCTTGAACGTATCTATGCTGGACTTATCAAGTTTGTAGCCGGAGGAAAGGATGCTTTCCTCGTAAAGTATAATTCTATGAGCCGTACAGGGAAATATAACGCTCCTGGGATTGACGAACCATGTCCGGTGGTAGCCACGCAAGGCAGACTTGGAGTAGCGCAAGTTTGTTTCCTCTCTAAGCAGTTTAGCGGACACCCCGACAGCAAGAACGTATCAGTGGAAGAACCGGCTGGAGCAATCACCTGCAAAGACCACCATGTTTTTGTTTCTGCTTATTATGGAAATGGACATAATCATTCGGTAGACCTTCCAGCTCCAACGGTCACAACGAAGGACAGGATGGCTTTAATTGAAAGCCGATTTATGTGTTCTTATAACTTTAAGGATACAGGAAAGGATATTAATCAGCCTTGTCCTACACTTCTGACTAAAGACAGACTTTCCCTTGTATCTCCATTTTTTATGAATCAATATTCTGGAGGTGGTCAGGTGTCTGATATAAACTCACCATGCCCCGCTGTTACCACAACACTGAAACAAAACTTAGTAATATGCCAGCCGTGGATAATGAATACTGCATTCTCAAATGTAGGTAGTAGTATAGAGGAACCCTCCCAGACCATTACCGCAAACAGGAAATGGCATTATCTGATGAATCCACAGTTCAACAGTGCTGGCGGCTCTGTTGATAGCCCCTGCTTCACATTAATAGCCCGCATGGATAAGATGCCGCCCTATCTGGTAGCAACAGAAAGCGGTCAGGTAGCGATTGAAATCTACAACAATGATAGTCCTATGACCGTGAAGATAAAGGAGTTCATGGCACTGTATGGCATAGTGGATATTAAAATGCGGATGCTTCGCATTCCGGAACTCAAAAAGATTATGGGATTCCCTGAAGATTATGTTTTAATAGGCACACAAGCTGACCAAAAGAAATTTATCGGGAATGCGGTGGAGGTTACACAAGCGAGAAAAAATACTGAAGCACTTTGTAAAGTATTGAAAAAGTTGAGATTGAAGAAATTAAAAGAAATAGTTTAATGGAAAATGGAAAACTTATATTAGATGCCTGCTGTGGCAGTAGAATGTTTTGGTTTAACAAACATAATCCTCTTGCCTTATTCGTTGATAAGAGATCAGAGATAGTAACAGCCAAGGATAGAGATAAGATCAGAACCATAGAGATAAAACCGGATATAATAGCAGATTTCACCCACTTGCCGTTTGAGGACAATTCTTTCTACATGGTGGTATTTGACCCGCCACATTTGAAAACACTTGGCAAAACATCATGGATGGCTAAAAAGTACGGAAAACTGCCGAAAGACTGGCAGTCACTAATACACGATGGATTTACTGAGTGTATGCGCGTCTTGAAGCCTAACGGCACGCTTGTATTCAAATGGAACGAGAGTGAAATAAAAACAGTGGATGTATTGTCTGTTATCCCTTTTAAACCTCTATTTGGACATACCACTGGAAGGCAGAGCAAAACAATATGGATGTGCTTTATGAAACTGCCAATTAACGAATAACGATATAATTATGAAAACAATATTATTTACAATTATATGTGTTATTTCCCTATTATGGGTCGGAGATCTCACAATTACATTTAAGCCGTTTTCCATCTCGTTTCCCGGTTGGTATAAGCCTGTAGGTATCCTTCTATTTTTTCTGTCAATGGCGGTATATACCATCGGAGAATATGCTAAAGGCTATAAACAGGGTTTCGATTATGGGATAAAAAAATGTGTTGAAATACTTGAAAAGAAAAATCCATGAGCAAACTATATAAAGTAACTATTTTCGGGGAATCATTCCTAATCGGGTGGTTCCCTTTCTCTTCACGCTGGTATAACAAGCTAAAGATAATCAAATGATAGTACGTCATTTTATAAGAGTTCCGGTTGGAAGTACTGTCTATTGCGACAATCAGCCGGTTAAAATACTAGAGAAAGGATATGCCCTTGCTCTATGTGATGTCAATGGGAAACGGGTATATATCACCTGCTATGATTTGGAAAAGAAACCATTCGTCAGCACGAATGGGGAAAAATGAAAAAGAGCCAACCCACGCACGACCATGAATCAGCTCTTCCTTACACGATTATGATGCAAATATACTATTTACTTTTAAAATAATCGTGTTATGGAACTGGATTTTAACAAAATAATTCGCCTTAAAAAGATTAGAATTGAGAAATCAGAACTTTCAGAGGAAGAAAACGCCTTGACCACCCCAATTTTGAAAGACAAAAGCCTTATCCATGAAATCTACAAAATATTCGTTGAGTTGCTGAATGAGAGAGGATGTCCACCGAATATTGACAGTGTTACCCAGCGGAAGAAGTTCATCTTCATTATCCTGTACCTGTTTTCTCCAAGTTCGCTTGCCGGTGGGAAAATGACAGCTGGGTTACGCGAAGAGATGTCAAGGGTACTTGGGGTTCAGTCCAAGAGTACAATTTCCGACAACTGCGCTGATGTCGTGTTTCTCTATCAGAACTATGGGGATTTCAGCGGGGATATAGAGTATCTTTATACCGAAATCGTAAATCGGTTAAGAATCAAAGGGCTAATCAATTAATGAGCCGGAGTTTAGTGCTCCGGCTTTTGTTATGTGTACACGGTGTTAAAAGTAACAAATATGTTATTTCTTTCTTCATCTTTGCTTGTTTTATTGTAACAAATATGTTACTTTTGTAGTGTCAATTAAAAATGTTCTTTGATTTTATGAAGTATTCAGAGTTTTACAAATTGATTGAATCAGCTGGCTGGACAATCAAAAAGGGAAAGAAACATTATAAATATGTTCATCCCGACTTTGACTACTTTATTCCTGTTGGCAGACATCAGTCTCAAGAGATACCCAATGGTACTCTTGACAGTATGTTGAAAAAGGCAGGGTTAAAGAAGTGAAAGGACTGCACCCACTTCGGTGGGTGCTTTAATTGACGAATTTAAAATACACGATTATGAAGAAGATTAAGGCAATTATCGAAAAGGCGAATGATGGGGGTATTTCCGTATATTCGGAGGATGTGAACGGAGCGTACGGTTTTGGGCTTACAGAGCAGGAAGCGAAAGATGATTTTATGTCCGTACTTGAGGAGCAGGCCGAATATTATAAAGAAAAACATGGAGACTTTCCTGTGTGGTATAAGTCTGGGTATTCTGTTGATTACATATATGATTTAAGCGGATTCTTCGAGGCATTTCCTTTCATAAATGCCAGTAAGTTTGCAAAGGAAATTGGCATGAATGAATCTGTCATGCGGAAATATAAGGGAAAGATTGTAACAGCTTCCGATAAACAAAGAGCTCTTATACAAGAGAGATATAATAATCTTCTCAGAAGAATGGAAGCTGTCAGATTCTGATATTCTAGCCGTGAGGCTCTGATATAAAATCAAGAACTAATTGACAACAGAAGGCGCATCATTTTGGTGCGCTTTTATTGCTTTTAATGAGGTTATCAATGAGTAAGCCGGAGTTTAATGCTCTGGCTTTACTTTTAATCTTTCACATATTTTTGGTAATACTCTCTTGTATTACTTGTTGGTAAAACAAGTGGAATGGAAAACTTTATTTTACTAACACTTTCATTTTGTATTGCATTTTCTGACGAAGTACCAACATTTATAATTTTGGCGATTCCTATTCCTGATTTATTACCTTCTTTTTCGGTAACGGAAATAGCTATGTCCATCTCTATATTTTGTACTTTGGTCTTTCGGTTATAATATTCATAATGAGATTCATTGTCAATATAATATTCTCCTTTTTCAGATTGAATATCATCGGGACAAATTAGGACATGTTTATCTTTGTATTTTTCTTGTGTTTCTGAAACAGCATCTATTATTTGACTAAGTGTTTCTTTTATAAAGTCTTTTAGTTCCATATTTTTTTATTTATAGTATTCTTTCCCTCGTATATTCTTGTGTTCCGGCATATGTGGTTCTCCGTCAAAATGTATTTTACCTCCACAGTGGGGGCAGGTGATGGTGTTGGCATCATCTTTTATATCCATATCATCAACAAAGAAGTCACCAACCTTGCATCCAATAACATCTGCTATCTTCTGTAATGTTCCTACTGTTGGATTTCTACTAAGGTTTTGGGCAAGTGTAACCCTTGTTATACCCATTTTTTTTGCAACGGATTCCATTGTGAAGCCTTTCTGCTTGATTATTGTCTTTACTTCCATGTGTGTATGATTTTAATCAGATGCAAATATAGGGGTAAAAATCGAATAAACAAATTAAATCAGCTTGTTTTGATTGAATATAGTCATTTGTATTAAAATATATTTAGATTATAATCATACTTATGCTGTTTTGTTAATATATGATAATAATCATACAAATAGTATATTTATTTATTGTATGTATGATTTTAATCATTACATTTGCATCATCAGAAACGAAGTAATAACAATTAAAAGATATACGATTATGACAACAAAGAATATCATCAGAGAAGTAAGTTACAAAGGTCACATAATAACAGTGTTTGAAGATGGCTTTCATCAAGAATTTGTAATCATAGATAATGACGAATCAAAGCTGTATGATAGCATTGCAGATGCAAAGAGAGTTATTAGAGGCGAGCAACCTTATTACGAAATAAACTGAGTTTAACCAGCAGGGCGAAAGCCCTGCGCAATATAGAAGGATATGAAAGAAAATATATTTTTAAAAGCAGTTATAGAAAAACCGTTATTGAATAATGAACCAGAAGTTTTACACCTTTTCGTTCAAATTATCAATGAAATAACTTCTTGTATGTCAGAAAACGAGTTAAGAGGCTGTATGAACTCTTTAATAGTAAGATACCCTTATTTTAAACTGTTTTTCGATTATGGTTTCGGACATAATCATATGTGGGTGAAAGCATCAGGTTCTTTAGAAAGATTGATATTGGTTGAGTTCTAATCCGGTAGCCTTATGGCTACCACAATATACACGATTATGAAAGCAGATTTAGTTTTAGTTATCAGCCCTGAAGCCCCACTGATGAAGCAACTGGGCAAGGTATTGGGTAAGATGGTAACCCCTTATGACTTCTCTACTATAGAGAGGGGTGAAAAGTACATCACCATACAGCATGATGAAACTGGGCTTGTAGTGGCTTATACGAGTGAAGAAAGATTGAACGTAAAAATGAATTAAGAATGAAGAATGTATTAGAATCTTTGAAAGAAAGTGTCAAGAGTGGCAAAATCACAATCAGAGAGGCAGCTATAAAGCTGCATAAAGCAGGGTGGACGAGTTTTGTAGACGTGGATAAAACGAAACAATTACTTGAATTATGAACTCAATAAATGTAAACGGTTGCAGCGTATGCCAGCCCGGCAAAGAGAATTACACTACCTACGCAACGAAGTTAGGCAGAAAGAGAGTGAGAATGTACCAGTACGATTACCGTACTGAAAGTGGTGAACTCTTTGCTTGTTGTGCGCCTACCTTAGAGGCGTGTAGAGAAAGACGGGACAAATGGCTTAGTTCACGACAATAAGCCAATTGTCGTGTATAACGATTGAAGATATTTCGTTATCTTTGGTTGTGGTAGTACCTTTGGGGTACTATCTTTTATGTATAAATTTTATAACGATATAGTGATATGAAGATTAATTATAATGGTCAAGAGATAGAAGCGTATTCGCTCATAATGACAAAAGAAAACGCTTTAGATATTTTGAATGGTAAAAAGAGCATAGAAACACGTATGCTTAGCGCCAAATATGAGAAGATGTTCACGGACTTTGCGCAAGTTGACGAAAACGAGAAATTTAGAAAAGCTGGACGCGAGCAAGAATGTCAACCTATTTTAAGGACTGATATAGAAGCTATTCATTTTTATAGTACTGGTGCACCATGGACACTTGATGTCGCCATTGATGAAATTGGTATAGGCGAAATAACAGAAGAAGGAATAAAGTTCATGCACGATGAATTTGATTTTCATGATTTCGATGAACAGCTAGAAGATTTCAAGAAAAATCCGCCCGAAGAAGTGCCATTGTTCTATTATTTACATATCTGTGAGATTATTCATCATGATGGATTGAAATAATATAAGCCACTTCGGTGGCTTTACTTATTGGTAAAAAGATTGTTTAATTTAAAATTTAAGATTATGGGAGAAACTTACGCAACTGATGCGAGCGGTAATAAATATCGCACTCGAAAAGACTATGAAGCTGGTCGTTTTCAATCTATGGGTAGAAATGCAGCCCAAAGAGCGAGAATTAATCGTAAGGTAGGTGGTAGGATTGCTTGATGATGAAAAAGGCAATAGATATAATAAAAACTATCGCCGAAAGGACTGACAGGGTTATATTGTTTCACTCGGCATCGGGTAAAGACAGTATAGCCCTTTTAGACCTTATTTCACCATACTTTAAAGAAATTGTATGCGTTTATATGTACGTTGTTAAAGACTTATCTCATATTAACCGTTATATAAACTATGCTTGTAATAAATATCCAAATGTTAAGTATGTGCAGATTCCTCATTTTGCAGTTTATTCCTATAGACGCATTGGGTATATGGGATGCGAGAAAAATGAGAAACAGAAACTTTACAGCATGGCTCAGCTTACAGATATAGTAAGGGAGAAATACAATATTGAGTGGGCTTTCTTCGGCTTTAAGTAATCCGATTCAATGAACAGGCGTTTGATGCTACGTACATACGACATGAACGGAATTAATGAAGCGCAAAAGAAGTGTTATCCATTGTCTGAATACAAAAATAAAGACGTCATGGATTATATTAGCAGGGCTGGTTTAATCAAACCGGAATCATACGATTCCAAGCATCAATCATCCGGAACGGACATAACGGATATTAACTACCTTCTTTTTCTTCGTAATAGATTTCCGGGTGATTTGCAGAAAGTTATAAATGAATACCCTTTGGTGGAACGAAAACTATTTGAATACGATTATGAAAGAACTAAAGCAAAGTGAGACAAGAATTATAAAGCGCTCCAAAATAAATCTGAATCCGATTAATCCTAAAAGGCATTCTGATGAGAGGGTAAAACTGCAAAAGAAGAACTTGCAAAAAGTGGGTTTCCTCGGCGGTATCGTATGGAATGAGAAATCGGGAAATCTTATAGACGGGCATCGCAGGATAAAAGCAATGGATTTGCATTATAAATACGATGGTACTTCCAGCACGGATTACAATGTTAAGGTTGAGGTCGTAAATCTGGATGATAAGGCTGAGAAGGAACAGCTTACATACATGGCCGTGGGAAATACTAAACCAGATATTGATTTGATAGCTGATTACATTAATGATATTGATTACTCCGATGTCGGTTTGAGTGAAGCTGAACTTAATGATATTCTATCCATAAGTGGTATTGATGATATTAGATTGTCTGATTCTTTAGATAATTTGCTATCTTCCCCGGTGAAAGAATCAAAGCGTCTTGATAGAACAGAAGAAGAAAAGAAAGCTCACATGAAAGAGGTTAAGCAACAGGTTAAGGCAGTGGCTAAGGAACGCCAACTCAATGAAGAAGCTTACATAATGCTTTCGTTCTCCTCCTACGAAGCTAAGGCTGATTTTTGTGACCTGCTTGGTATAAGTACAGATGATAAGTTCGCTAAAGGGGAAGGTGTTTTAAAACTGATTGAATAAGTATGGCAAAGCCGAAGTTTGATTTTGATGATGAACAGAACCTAATCCGTATTGAGGGTTGGGCACGTGATGGTTTGGACGATAAGCAAATCGCAGCAAACATCGGCTACAGTGAAGCGCATTTCTCTGTGTTGAAAGGTAAATTGCCTAAATTATCTAAAGCATTAAAAAATGGGCGTGCGCCCATTGATTTTGCCATTGAAAGCAAGATTTATCGTAAGGCTATGGGGATGAAGGTAAAAGTTCAACAGGCTATTAAGGTGAAAGATGTGTTTTTCGATGAAGAAGGTCGCAGATGCGAGAAAGAACGGGTAGAGATTGTGGAATTAGACCAAGAAGTACCACCTGATACAACAGCTGGTATTTTCTGGCTCAAAAACCGTAAGCCCGAACAATGGAATAGACCGGCTCCAAGAGCTGAAGATGATGCATATATTCCAACAGACATAGAGCATGGCATCAACATTGATTCTTGGATTAAAGACAAGCTGAAATGATAGTACCTCAAGAAATTTACCATCCATTATACGAGGATAAGGAAAAATTTATAATTCTTATTACCGGTGGGCGTGGTTCGGGAAAGTCTTTCAATGCTTCTACCTTTATTGAGCGGTTGACTTTTGAAATGACTCCCGTAGAGAAAATAGTTCATCAGATTCTTTACACCCGTTACACGATGGTTTCTGCCGGTATGTCTATCATCCCCGAAATGATGGAGAAGATAGATTTGGACGGTACCACGAAATATTTCAAGACCACAAAGACGGACATAGTCAATAAGATGACTAAGAGCCGTATCATGTTTCGGGGTATCAAGACTTCTTCCGGAAACCAGACAGCAAAACTGAAATCCATTCAAGGCATTACGACTTTTGTCTGCGATGAAGCGGAAGAGTGGACAAGCGAAGATGAGTTCGACAAGATAATGCTCTCCATTCGCAAGAAGGGTATTCAGAACCGGATTATCATTATAATGAACCCATGTGATTCCAATCACTTCATCTACAAGAAATACATTGAGAAAACTCACAAGCTGGTAGAGATTGACGGTGTGCAGGTTCAGATTTCCACTCATCCGAATGTGCTCCATATCCATACTACGTATTTTGATAACTTGGATAACCTTTCTCCTGAGTTCCTGAAAGAGGTGGAAGATATGAAGGTGAGTAATCCTGAAAAGTATGCTCATGTGGTTATCGGCCGGTGGGCTGACGTTGCAGAAGGTGCTGTGTTCAAGAAGTGGGGAATTGTTGACGAGTTCCCGGCTTGGGCAAAGAAAATTGCTTTCGGGCAAGACTTCGGTTATACGCATGACCCGTCTGCTTCCATTCGTTGTGGTATCGTTGATAACGCCCTTTACTTGGATGAAGTGGATTACCGTACTGGATTGCTTTCTTCTGACATCATCAAGACTCTTCGCCCGTGGGGATTGAAAGTCATTGCTGACAGCGCAGACCCACGTTTGATTCAAGAGATACACAACGGAGGAATCAAGATATATGCCGTAGAGAAAGGTGCAGGCTCTATCAATGCCGGAATTGACAAAATGAAAGATATGGAGATTTATATAACCAAAAGCTCGTACAACTTGCAAAGCGAGTTCAGAAAGTATGTTTGGGCAAAGGATAAGGACGGGAACTATATCAACGAACCGGAAGACCATGACAATCACGGAATAGATGCTGTACGTTACTATGTATTGGGTGAGCTTCTTGGTAAGATTCAGAAGCCGAAAGATTTAACTGGAATATTCACACACTAAAAATATAAGCTATGCCATTGAATTTAGAAGAAATATTAGCATTGCCTGACATCGGGCAGAAGATAAACTATCTGAAGAAAGGTAGGAAGACTGAACTTCCCGACCGTTGCAAACTTTGGGATGATTGGAATCCGGAACGCCACGAAATCATTGTGGATAAAGAAAAGTATCCGGACAGAAAAGTACTTGATAAGGAATCCGAAAAAGTTTTCGATGAAAAAACTGGTAAGACTTATGAAATCGAAGCAAAGTATAAGACTGAACCGGTGAACCGTATTTCTATTCCATTGGAACAAGATATAGTGAACATTCAAACTGCTTTCACGGTCGGCACAGAACCGTCTATGGATTGCACTCCGACTGATGATGATGAAAAGAAGCTGCTGGATGCGGTAAAGGCTGTATTTAAATCCAACAAAATCAAATACCAAAACAAGAAGATTGTCCGTGCCTGGCTCTCCGAACAAGAAGCGGCAGAATATTGGTATGTTACCGATGATGATTCGTTTTGGGCAAAGTTTTGGAAGAAAATAAAGACTTCTTTCGGTGGCAAGGTCAAGCCCACCAAGAAACTGAAAAGCGTGTTATGGTCTCCATTCAGAGGTGATAAGCTATACCCGTTCTTTAACGACGAAGGTAAAATGATTGCTTTCTCACGTGAGTATAAAAAGAAGCTCATGGATGATTCGGAGGTCACCTGCTTTATGACTATCACGGACAAAATGGTTTATCAATGGGATTTGTCTAAAGGGTATGAAGAAAGAACGCCTTTTGCTCATGGATTCCCAAAACTACCGGTTCTCTATGCTTATCGTCCTGAATCTTATTGCAAGAAGATAAAGACATTCCGTGTCCGGCTGGAAAAACTGTTATCTAATTATGCTGATTGTATAGACTACCATTTCTTCCCACTGCTGAAGCTAATTGGAGATGTAGAGGGTTTCATGGGTAAGGTTAAGGATAGAATGGTCAAACTTACAGGTGAAGGTGCGGATGCCCAGTATCTGACGTGGAACCAAGTTCCGGATACGGTACGTTTTGAAGCAGAAACACTCACTAATATGGCTTATGATATGTCAAACACTCCAAGAATATCCTTTGAGACGTTGAAGGGGGTAGGCAAAGCATCAGGAACCGCTTTCCGCTTTATGTTCATGGGTGCACATATGGCGGTAGAAAATCACGGTGAGGTTATCGGTGAGTTCTTGCAGCGGAGAGTAAATTTCATTGTTTCCGCTTTAGGCTCTATCAATCCAACCGAGTTTAACAAGGCATCGCAGACCATTGACATAGAAACAGAACTGGTTCCATATATGATTGATGATTTGAATGATAAGGTGACTACTGCCGTTTCCGCTGTCAGTGGTGGAATTTGGTCAACACGTGAAGGTATCATGTTTGCCGGAAATGCTGACCGCATCGAAAGCGAATTGAAAGAAATTAAAGAGGAGAGAAAAATGAAAGAATCTGAAAAAGACAAAGGGGGCTGATTAGTCCCCTTCTTTAAACTTCCAGATATATCCGTAGGCTTGGTGGTAAATACCTCTACAACATTTAAGGATAAAGCTATTGCACCCATTAAAAGCTCTTGCAATTTCTTTTGAACCATGCCATTCTTTAATAAATTTACCATCAAGGGTATATTGTAATATTGTTCTTGATCGTTTATTATCTATACCTTTGGGCTGTGGCGTACCTTTTTTACTTTCACTAATTTTCTTTCGTGTTAAAGGATTATTCATATTGCCTGTTTTGGTAACCCAATGCAAATTTACAGCTCTATTATCGTCTTTAATAGCGTTTATGTGGTCAATGTCCGGCTTATTACTTGGGTTGGGAATAAAAGCTAATGCTACTAATCGATGAATGGCTTTTCGCTTATATTTTTTGTTCTTATATAAACAAACGTATGTATAACTATGTATTTTTAATGGTTTTAAGATATGTTCTTTCATCAACCAATCTACCGAACCGTTAAAGCAATATTTAGGTAATGCCTTTACTCTACCTAAATTTGATACTTGGTATAATCCTTCGTACCCTTCAATGTCTTTCCAAATTTCGTCCATATTCTTTTTTGCTTTAAAGTTAATAAATAAAAGGCAGTCTTTATGTCGTGCGAAGACTGCCTTTGAGTAATCGTGTATGGTTAGTTTTTAAATATCAGCTTATACAAACCCGAAGTCGGTGACGAGAACATTGGTGCACGTCCGGCTATTACCATCCGTTTGCGTTCTTCTGGAAATACGTCTTTCAGCTTCTCAATATTGCTTTTCAAACGGTCTTCTGTAAAAATACAACCGCTTGCCTCTTCAAGCATGAAGTCGTTAATCACTTTTATTAATCCCTGTACATAAAGGTTATTCATGTCAATTACTAATTCTTCTGTTTTCATATTCGTTATATTTATGTGTTTATACTTAATTTCGTTTACCACTGTTATTATGAGATTTTAACAAGGTTGCATTTCTTGAAACAACGCCATTCTTCTTTTTCAGTGTCAAAGTACACCTGGCAATTATCAGCCGTTTTCTTTGTACCTTTTGTTTCGGGTACTCTGTTTTCCAAGAGAGTGCCAAAGGCTTGACGTAGCGTACCGTCTGTCTTTTTGAAGTAAAACTCTACTATCTTCACTTTCAAAGCCGCTTTCAGTTTTAAATTAGCCCATGCGCATTTCAATGCCTCACTCATTGAATAACCGTTCTTGCGAACGAACGACCATGCCATTTGCATAACCTCTTTCATCTGACTTCTAAATTTTGTGCTCATACTCTTATATAATATATTCTATTTTTATATGCGCAAATATAGATTATATTATATAATTAGCAATAATATCACTGTTAATAAAATGTAATATGATATATTTTTATAGATTGAAATTAGATTATAATATATAATGTGTATATTTGTATCTGAAATCAAACTTATAATATATTATATATGGATTTACGAGTGAAGGAAGTATGTAAAGAGAAAGGAGTAACTCTTGCAGAAGTAGCATCTAAAATAGGTGTGGCTCAAGCAAGCCTTTCTAAAATGTTGGGAGGTAACCCTACTATTGGTACATTGGAAAAGATTGCCGATGCTTTGGGTGTTCCGGTAACTGAACTATTTGAGAAGTCAAACACCGGAGATATAGTAGGCTTCGTGAAGATAGGAGATACCGTGCATGAGGTAAAGTCTGCGGAAGATGTTAAGGATTTAGCTGAAAGGTTATGATTATGGAGACAACTACAAAATACGACACTATTATCAATTTCTTTTTAGATAATTGGATTATAGCTACCATTGTTGTAGCAGCTGTAGTAATAGGGTTTATTCCTTCATTAAGAGATGGAATAAAACAGATTTATGACTTAATAAAGGAAGCCTTCAAAAAAGAAGAATTTGTAATTAAATATAAAGATGAGACAATAACTTTTGAAATAATGCTTCGAAGCCAACATTTTGATATTGTTAAAATCCATGCAATAACACATGTTTTGGGAGTACATTCTGAAAGAGAATGGATAAATAAATACTATCCTGATTATAGTTGGGGCATGCAAAAGCTGAGAAATATAACATTGGACGGGAATAAATCAATACCTTTTGATATAATATGTATATCGAAAGGGAATAACCATAAGGAGATTTATTTTGACCTAAGTGATTTTTTTAACGAATCAGGATGTACTTCTTCTGATATAAATAAGTTTGCAGAGGGGAAAATTAAAGAGATATATAATAGGAAAAATTAATACATGTAGAAGAGGAACTTGCAGAAATCAAAGAGGAACAAGCAGCAAAGAATGAGCAAATCGGAGATAAGGGAAAGAAAAACGCCTCTTAGTTAGAAAAATTACGGGACTTATAGTTTTAGTATAAGAAAAATAGTTAGCGGTGGCTTCAAAGAGTTGCCGCTATTTTTTTTGCTCTTTTAAATTATAAATATTAGAATATAATTTTGAATTATAGAATTATATATGTATTTTTGTCACACGATAATTGAGTAACCAATGAGAATATTTACCGAACAAGCATTAAAAGAATATGCAGAGAACCATCCCGATTCAAAGGTCGCTTTGCAAGAATGGACTACCATTGTGAAAAGAAGCAAGTGGACCTGTTTTGCCGATATTAAGAAAACGTTTAATAGCGTTGATAGTGTAGGTAATCAACACTATGTTTTCAATATCAAAGGCAATAACTATCGTTTGGTAGTAGTGATTAAATTCACTATTCAGTTTGTGTATATTCGCTTTATTGGTACTCATAAAGAATATGATAAAATAGATTGCGCTAATATTTAGGATTATGACAAAGATAGAAAATCAAGCCCAATATGAATGGGCGGTGAAAAGAGTAGAGGAACTTCTTCCATTAGTGAAAGATGATACTCCTTTGAATGACCCAAATAGCATAGAATTGGAGCTTCTTTCTAATTTGGTTGCTGATTATTCCGAAGAACATTTTGCATTGGGAGAACCAACACTTGTGGATGTTCTTAAACTTCGTATGTACGAAATGGGGCTTAATCAAAAATCACTTGCAAAGTTGGTTGGTGTCAGCCCATCACGATTAAGTGATTATATATCTGGTAAATGTGAACCAACCTTGAAAGTTGCTCGTGAGATAAGCCGGAAGCTAAATATTGATGCAAATATAGTGTTGGGAGTATAAGTATAAGTTTTTGTCGTGATATATTTTAGGCGTGATTCATTCGGTTTCACGCCTTTTTTTATACCATTTTACGACAATCGTTTTATTGTCGTGTATCACCTATCTGATTATTTCTCACCCTCTTTATAAATAGCGAAATTTACCGTAGAAATTTATAAATCAAATTCATACGGTATGACAATCTTAGAACAAATCTTAGCAGGGCTACAACAGAAATTCGCTGGGGTGGACACTGCTATCTTAACCCGAATCGCTACTAAAAAGGCAGAGGGTGTAACGGACGAGACAAAGGTAAACTCTATTATTGAGGGTATCAGCTTTTCGGACGTGCTTAATTCCTATGGTGATTTCCGTGCCGGGGATGCTTCAAAAACGGCAGTGACTAACTACGAGAAGAGGCATAACCTTAAAGACGGTAAGCCAATCGAGACTACCACAACCACCAAAACGGAAGAGAATAAAGACGATGTGCCTGCATGGGCGCAAGCTTTAATTGACTCCAACAAGAACCTTTCTGATAAGCTAACGCAGTTTGAAGCAGAAAAGGCTCAAGCAACACGTAGCCAGCAGATTTTGGCAAAGGCAAAGGAGTATGGTATTCCCGAAAACTACGCCAAACGATGCGCCATTAAGGACGATGAGGACTTGGACGCATACTTCAAGGACTTGAAGCAGGAGTTTGCGAATGACGGCTTTAAGGGTGTAGTTCCTCCAGATACAGCAAAAAAAGAACTGGAGAATGAGACTCAGGCGTTTGCGAAAATGATTGCAGACGACACTAAAGAAATTGTAGAACAACAAAAACAGTGATTTTATGGCAGCAGGATTTAAGTATAATCTTGAACCGGAAGTTGAGCAGGAAGAACGCTACGACGTAGAAACCGGACGCAGACGCAGAGGTCCGTATAAGTTGGACACAACCAACCTCGTTGTCGGCTCGTACTTGCCCTCATTCACACCGATTGCAGCTGACTTGGTGAAGAAAACATCCCAAGTGGCTATCCGTGTGGAAGTATATGAGAAGTTTACGACAGGCTCCAATACCACATTGAAAATCAAGAAACGTTCTTTGGCTTACAAAGGTATGCACTTGGGTAACGGTGCGCATGGAGCGACAATCAACGCTATTGACAAGGCTGACAAAGCTTTTGATAAGCTGACGTTAGCGGCAGACTTTGGAGAAAATCTAGAAGCTGGAACAGTTCTTTACGAAGCGACAGCCGCAGATGGTACAACGCCCAAAGTTATCGCAAATTCAGCTCTGTATGAAAGGAAGCAGGTAGAGGATGGCATAGTATTGGTTTCCCTTTTGATGCGTGCGTTTGAAATCGAACCGACCAAGCTGGTAATGCCTTTCGCAGATATTGACAAGGCGAATATGCCGCACTTCCAGTTTAATGCTCAGGATGTCAAACAAGAAAAAGACACTGTATCAATTCCTAAGGCTTCTTCCAGTCGGGACGGATTGATGAGCAAGGAAGATAAAGCCAAATTGGATGGGGTTGCAGCACAAGCTAACAAGTATACTTTAACAGCAGCTACGACTTCTGCTCTTGGAGGTGTAAAGCAGGCAGCCAAAGTGAATGATGCATCTGGTACGGTGTCGGTAGAAAACTTTAACGGATTATTGACAGCGTTGAAAAACGCAGGTATAATGGCAAAATAAAGAAAGGAGGACTAATATATGATGCTAACTATTCATACATTGTTTAATGACCCGAACATTGTAAATGCAGTGATTCAGCGTGTCCTCAAGACAAGAAAGGACACAATTTATTGGCAGCAGTATTTGGGCTTCCGTAGGACTACTACTCGTGTATTTAAAGACTACATCGGTCAGGTTACTGGCGTGATGGCTGGTTCCATCAACTCCCGTTATGGCGAAAAGCCTATCCGTGAACGCAGGAATATCGGTTCCGGATATGGTGAGATTGCCTATTTGGGTGACCGCTATCAAATCTCAATCGACCGTTTGTCTGACTTGCAGGACTTGATAGATAAGTATAATGCCGCCAAACCGGAAGACCAGAAAGCAGCCATGCGTGACATCGTGGACTTCATCTATGACGATTACCGTCAGGTATTGCTGGCACCGCACAAGCGTATGGACATTATCGTAGGCTCTCTGTTGATGACTGGAGCAGCAAGCGTGAAGAACAAGGACGACAATGCCGGAGGAATTGACTTATTGAACATCGACTTGCCGTTTAAGTTTATCAAGCCGGACACAGAGGATAAAGACTATTTCGTCACTTACTTGCAGCAGAAACTGAATGAGCTGAAATCTATTTACGGCACATTCCCCAAGATGATTATGAGCCGTGGCACATTCATCAAGAATATTATCGGTTCAAGTGAATTTGGAGATAAGTTCAAAATGCAGCTTACAGGCAATGAAATGTATATGTCTACCGGGCTTATCACCTCGCAACTGGCTTCTACCATTTTTACAGGTATCGGACTTCCGGCTATTGAAATCAAGGAAGATTATGTGGTAGACCAAACAGGTAAGAATATCCCCATTTATGCAGATGGTCGTATTTCCCTGCTTCCGCAGGATAAAATCGGTTATATGCGCTTCCACACTCCTTATGAAGCTGTGGATGGTGTACCGGGACGTAATTACACTCAGGCAGATGGCGATATGCTGATTTCAGGTTACAAGGACGGCAATGGTCGCTATCTGGAATACACAGCCGAATGGATTCCGCAGATTGCGAACCCGAACCTGATTGTGAACTTCGATTTGAGTGAGATGAACGCATGACAGTAAACGATTATATATTACAGAAGTTTCAGACCTTCGGCGTTAACTTGTCGGAGGCTGACCTTTTCGATATATGTCTGAACGCAAAGATAAGCGGAGGGGGTGAGATGAACGAGGATTGCCAAACACGGGTGTCGGTGGCAATTGCGAAGTTCATCCCCTCTCTATTGCTTCGTGCCACTTCCATCAGCGAAAGCGGTTTTTCTATGTCTTGGAACATTCAAGGCATTAAGGATTACTATTCATTTCTGTGCAAGCGGTACGGTTTGAAAGACGAACTGGGTAACAAACCTAAAGTGACTTTCTTATGATATTCGCTCCACACATATTGCAGGTAAAAGTTATCACCCCAATGGATAAGGATGAGTTTGGCAGACCTATTCCCGGAACAGGTGGTGAAAGCTGGCAGGAGGTGTGCAAATGCCGTTGTGATGATAACACTACCAAAGAGTTTTCATCTGATAACGGCTCTGTGTATCGTCCGAATTATCATGTGGTATGCGAGAAGAGAATTACTGTCAAGGCTGGTGATGAAGTACGTTGCATGGATGGTGATAGCGTAAGAGGTCAAGGCGAAGTTTATACAGTGAAGAGTACAAACTACTTTAACTACTCGGAATTATGGATGTAGATTTCGATTTCTCAGATGTCGACTCCTTTTTCGATGAAGGAGAATGGGAGGTCGAAAAGAAGATGATTGATGTAGGCGATGAAGCCGTGAAGTACGCAGAGGAACATGGGGATTATCAAGACCATACACTCACTTTGAGAACGTCCAATGATTACGATGTCAATAAAGACGGTTTGACATTGAAAAACGAAGCGGAATACGCATCATTCGTAGAATCTAAAGGGTATGATGTTTTGAGTAGTGCTGCTTTATTTGCGGAGAAACGATTAAAAGAAGAATTTGAAAAATGAAAAAGTACATTGGAACAAAACAGATTGAAGCAGAACCTATGACATTGGGTGAAGCTTGCAGTAAAGGCTTGGTAAAAAGTGAAATAGAAGAGAATGAGTCTTATAAACTAGGATATCACACTCGTACTGAATATGGCTATGAAAGTTGGTCACCCAAAGAACTGTTTGAAGAATCATATCGAGAAGTCAAGAAAGAAACTCCTATCTGTTTCGGTGATGCTATCGAAGTGTTAAAACAAGGTGGGACTGTTCGTAGAAGTGGTTGGAACGGTAAAGGTTTGATGGTATTCAAACAAGTGCCAGCTCATATCGAAAGCGACATCATCCCTAAGATGCAATCGCTTCCCCAATCGGCAAAAGACCTTATTCTGAAAGGTAAGGGATTTATTGACTATACAAGCCAGTGTCTTATCTACAACGAGAATACCGGACGCGCTGATTCATGGGTTCCGTCTATCAGTGATGTATTTGCAGAAGATTGGGAGATTGTGGAATGATAGTAACTACCGACATAGGAAACATTCTCTATCGGGACTGCAAGGCTTTCGGAATAGATATAGTGCCTGATGGTGAAACGCTGACGGGTGAATTGAAGTCCGAAAGGATTGTCATCCACACGAAGAAACAACAGCCGGGAAAGTATTGGAAGAAATCTTTTGCAGAAGTGAATCTATGTGTACCCAATTTAAGCGAGAATGAAGCGAACACAATCCGGCTTAACGAACTTGAAAGAAAGGCTGACAAGCTGCTTGATGATGTAGTAAGCACCTATGACGGTACAACCTATCGTTACTCTATCGAATCAATTGGCGCGGAAGCGGATGCAGCTTTGAAATGCCATTACGTGAATGTGAGAATTTTATTTGAAGTAATAAATGTAAAACTATAAGATTATGATTTCAGCAGTAGGAATAAAAAGAATCTTGTTTGCCGATATTGATAAGGTAACGGCAGACATTACCCCCGAAATCGCAAAGACTTTGATTCAAGCCGCTATCAAAGCGAAAGATGAGGTTTTGAATGTACACGGGGAAACGTGGCAGATTGAGGAAACGGAAGCCTCCGTCACTGGGTACAAGAACCAATTAACGGGAAAGAATTACCGTTACGATGATGTGCCGGGAGAAGTATCGCCCGCTTTCTCTATCGGACAATATGACTGGAAGACCAAGAAAGCGTTCATGGGTGGCGATGTTATTCAGGCAACATCTAAAGATGTAGGTTGGAAGCGTGCTTTGGATAAAGTTATTATCAACAAAGCATTGTTCTGTCTGACCGATGATGATGTCTGGTTCATCTTCCCAAAATGCCGTATTGTTTCCCGTGAAGCCAATACGGATAAGGCAATTGCAATCGCTGTAAAAGGCTTGGTGCAGGAACCGGGAATCGAAGGTGTTTCTTCTGAGTATAACTATGAAGAAGGGCAGATTAAAGCTTTGCAGGCATGAACTACAGTAACCATTGTACCTACTCCTTCCGATGCGACCGTAAAGCTGGACGGTGCAACGGTCAAGTCAAAGCAGGTGAATGCTGGGGCTACCGTTCACTATGAAGTGTCGAAAGTGGGGTACGTCACTCAGTCAGGAGATATTAAAACCACTCCTTCTGAAGTTGATACCACTCTTAAAAAAGAGATAACATTGGTAAAAGCACAAGAGTGATAACCGGGGGATGGATATATACCATTCCCCCTTTTAGTTTAAGAATATGAATCAAGCAGCAAAAACGGTTTCTGATGCTTTGTTAGGGCTGGATTTCATGAATGTGGAGATAGGAGGGATGGTTTATACCATTAAACCTCCTACAATTAAAATTATCTGTCGTGCCATTCATCATTTTTCCAATATCGGCATGACTGGAGATAATGTCATGGAAGCTATTAAAGAGCTTCCTGAAGCTACTGAAGATATGCTGAAAGGTATTTCATGCTTCATCTGCGGGAATGATAGTTTGGTCAAAGAATTGGAGAACGGCACTTTTGAAGAAGTCAAAGATGCCTTGGAAGTCTGTTTCTCTATGATGGATATTTCGGCTTTTCAGTGTGTCAGCTCGATGAGGAACGTGTCGATGCTGGCAGCAAGACCGAAACAGTAGGAAACACAACGTTCTTCGGGCAGATAGCCCATTTGATTGACACGCTGCATCTGAGTTATACAGAAGTGTTTGAGATTATCCCTTATCGGAATCTGCTGATGATGCAACGGGATAAATTACGCGCAGTATATGGTGGTCAGAAGGTGAATAGAATCAGTGGTAAGGAATTGGCTAATCGTAGGAAAAAGAAATAGATATGTCAAAATTATATTTTAAGATAGGTAGTGACTGGGAAGAAGTTGTAAGACTTCGTAATGAAATTGCAAAATTAAAGCAGGAGTTAATGAGCATGGATGGCACGCAGACTCCTGCTGCTTTCAAGGCTTTGAATGCCCAACTTGCTGCATCCAACCAAAGATTGGATGAGTTGGTGACTAATGCAGCCAAAGCTGGAGCGGAGATGGAAACGGGATTCAAAAGGAAAATCTTCGATGCTTCCCAGGCCGTGAATGGATTCACAGAGAAGATTCTTGCTCAAAAAGCGGTAGTTAAGGATATTGAAGCGGATGTAAAACGACTTGGGGATGCTTATCGTATAGCATTGAAAAGGAATCCGTTATCAGCAAATAGCAAGTTAGAAGAATACAATGCTGCCCGCAAAGCTCTTGATGAAGAAAAGGCAGCTTTATTTGGATTAACCCAACAACAAGCCGAAGCGCGCCTTTCCGTAAAGAAGCTTCGGGATGAATACGCCCTTTACAATGATAATGCTAAGGAAATCGTAGAGAGTAACAACGGTATCGCTATTTCTTGGAAGAAAGCATTGGCGGTTATTGGTGGTGCTGGAGTATTAAAGGCATTAGGTTCTGAAATGATTCGTGTTCGTGGAGAATTTCAATCCATGCAGACCGCTATTGAGACTATGGTTGGAAAGGATATGGCAGGACAACTGATTCCGCAAATCAAGGAGCTGGCTAAGATTTCTCCACTTACTATGTCAGATATGATTGGAGCAGAAAAGATGATGCTTGGATTTAACATACAAGCAGAAGACACTATCAAATACTTGAAAGCCATTAGTGATATTTCTATGGGGGAATCCAGTAAGTTCAATTCGCTAACTTTGGCATTTTCACAGATGTCAGCAGCGGGTAAACTTATGGGGCAGGATTTGAATCAAATGATAAACGCTGGATTCAACCCGTTACAGATTATCTCCGAAAAGACCGGAAAATCTATCGCAACTTTGAAAGATGAAATGTCCAAAGGTGCTGTTTCCGCTGAAATGGTTCAACAGGCATTCATTGATGCAACTTCCGCAGGTGGTAAGTTCTATAATATGTCTGAGAATGCTTCAAAGACTATCAATGGTCAGTTGTCTATGATGCAGGATGCTTTGGATTCCGTGTTTAACGAATTGGGAACAAAGTCGGAAAGTGTTATCATGGACGGTATTCAAATGACAACTTCGTTGATTCAGAATTATGAAACAGTAGGTAGGATCTTGGCTGGATTAGTGGTTACTTATGGTACATACCGGACCGCAGTGATGCTTGTTACTGCTGCCGAAAGTAAACATACTCTTGTGGAGATTGGACTTACCAATGCCCGTTTATTGGCACGAAAAGCGCAGTTAGCTTTAAACGCTGCAATGCTTACCAATCCTTATGTGTTGTTGGCTACTGCTGTAGTAGGACTTGGAGTTGCAATGTGGGCATTATCCGACAGCACAACATCTGCTGAACGTGCTTTGGACTCGTACAACAAGAAAATAGAAAAACTCGACACGGACGAAGAAGATCGGAAACGTACTTTGGAAGGTCTTGTTAGCACCATTAATAGCGAGGTGGAAGCCGAGACCACTAAACTTAAAGCTTTAAAAGATATTGAGGAACTATACCCAGCACTCTTTAGGAAATATGTTGATGAGAAAGGCCATATACAGGATTTGACTGGTTTTTGGAAGGCATATAATGAAGAAGTTGTAAAATCTAGAACACAGTCAAAACAGGCTATAGTCGAGTCCTTGGAACAACAGATAAAAAGTGCGGAATGGGCTTATAATTTAGCTAAGAAGGAGAACAACCGTTCCGAAATGAAGGTTCAGGTACAGCGTATCGAAGACCTGAAAAATGAATTGGCAAACGCAAGAAAGGATGTCTTGTCGGAAATCAATGCCCAATTGGAAGTTGAGAACAGACAGGAAACAAAAGAAACTACATATCAGGAGGATTTGGCAAATGCTAAAGCCGAATGGGAGAAAGCGAAAAAAGGGTATGAGGCCTTAATCAAAGATCAGACGGCTACATCGAAACAGGTGAAAGAAGCCAAAGATAAGATGGAGGTATCCGAAAAGACATACAAGGAGCTGGGCGGAGTAACCGGAAGCGCACTGACCAGACAGGAAAATCTAGCAAAAAAGCAAAAAGAAAATCAGGAAAAGCTGGACGGGCAACTTCTTTCACTTCACCGTCAGAACCAACAGGATGAAATCAACCTGATGAGAGAAGGCACGGAAAAGAAGTTGAAACAGATTGACCTTGATTATCAGAAACAGATTGATGCGATAAGAAAACAGGAGGAAGAATGGAGCAAAGCCGGTAACGGTAAGCTGACCGACAAGCAGGCACAGAAAATTTCAGAAGCTTATACCAATGCCGAAAGTATGAGAGATAAAGATATTTCCGATGTAACTGAAGGACAGCTGAAAGCCGAACAACAGGCTTTGAACGACTACTTGAAAGAATATGGCACGTTCCAGCAGCAGAAATTGGCTATCGCCCAAGAGTATGCGGAAAAAATAAGGAAAGCACAGGAAGAAAACGGTGTTAATAGTGCACAAGTAAAGTTACTGGAGAAACAACGTGATGTTGCCATACAGAACAAGGAAACAGAAGCCATAAAAGCCAATATAGATTGGGTTACTGTGTTCGGTGAGTTTGGTTCCATGTTTTCCGACATGATAAAGCCCGCCTTGGACGAAGCGAAAAAATATGTACGGACTGACAAGTTCAAGAACTCCGATCAGGCAAGCCAGAAATCATTGATTGACGCCATCAGCCAGATGGAAAAGTCTTTGGGTGGTACAAGTGGAGTCAACTTCAAGAAACTTGGAGAGGATGTAAAAGCCTATCAAATAGCAGAACAGAATCGTATCAGTGCCATAGGGATTGAAACAGCTGCTTTGGAAAGACTAAAGAAATCACAGGATGATTACACCAAAGCGCAGAAGGGCGGAACGGAAAGTGAGAAACAAGCCGCAGCAAACGCTCTTGAAACAGCACGGCAGAATGCTGACATTGCATCCGCCAATGTGAAGACACAGACTGATATCGCCAATCAGGCCCAGCGTAATGTGACTGATACCGCCACCAGACTGAAAGCAAGCATGGAAAATTTGTTGGGAGGCTTGCAGCAGATTTCATCCGGTGGATTGTATAACGCATATAGCGGAATTATCAAAACCGTGAACGGATTCAAGGATGTCATAGGAAAAACGTCAGAATCTCTTAAGGAGGTTCCCATTGTCGGATGGATTCTGTCCATCATTGACGTACTCAAAGACGGATTAAGTGATCTTGTCGGTGGTCTGCTTGATGCTGTTCTGAACGCTGTCAGTGGAATTATCGGTGATGTCTTGTCAGGGGATTTGTTTGTCACAATCGGCAAGTCATTGAGGAACGGCATAGGAAACATCCTGAACGCAATCTCATTCGGAGGCTTCAACTCCCTGTTTGGAATAGGTGGAAACGCCAAGGAAGTACAGGAAACGATAGACAGGCTGACGGACAGGAATGAAACTTTGCAAACGGCCATCGAGGATCTGACTGACGAGATGAAGGCAAGCAAGGGAATGAAATCGGTTGAATCTTACAGGGAAGCTGTAAAGTATCAGGAGGAAGTCAATAAAAACTATCTGCAAATAGCAAAGGAGCAAGCCGGATATCATAAGAGCCACGGCAGCTGGCAGCATTATCTGAAATGGACGGATGAAATGCTGGAACACGCAAGAAAAGCTACCGGCATGCAGGATTTCTCCGGCACCGATTCCTTGTGGAATCTGACCCCCGAACAGATGAAGGCTCTACGGTCGGACGTATGGTTATGGGATATCATGGAATCTTCCGGTAAGGGAGGTTACGGTGAGCGTGTTACCGACAAGCTGGATGATTATATAGAGCAGGCAGGAAAACTGGAAGAACTGACCGACAGTCTTTATGAGGGCCTGATCGGAATGTCATTCGATTCCATGTATGACAGTTTTATAAGCAGTCTGATGGATATGGAGAAGAGTGCGGAGAATTTTGCTGATGACATATCCAAATATTTCATGCAGGCGATGCTGTCAAATGCCATCGGTGAACAGTTTAGTGACAAACTGAGGACATGGTATGATAAATTCGGTGAAGCCATGAAGGATGATGGTACGCTTGATAATAATGAGCGTAAGGAGCTGATGGATGAATACATGGGTTATGTGGACGAAGCCATGAAGCTCCGTGACGAGCTTGCCGCAGCAACCGGATATGACAAGATTTCACAGGAAGCAGCTTCCCAGTCTGCAAGCAGCAAAGGTTTTCAGGCAATGAGTCAAGATACTGGCGAAGAGTTGAACGGTAGGTTTACAGCATTGCAGATTGCAGGAGAAGAAATAAAAAATCAGAATATTATTCAATCTCAATCACTTAATCTACTGACAGTAAAAGCAGATGCTCTACTTTCCATAAATACGGAAACAAGAAATATTGCTGATGATACGAGGAATTTGATAGCGCAATCTTATCTTGAACTGGTACAGATTTCAGAAAATACAGGGGCAATCGTCAAACCTATTCAACAGATGCAAAGAGATATAGCAGAAGTTAAAAAGAATACAGCAAAATTATAGTCT